CCAACACGGCATTTCAGCAGACGCGATTAACGAAGCGTATTTTGTTGGGCGACAAGCAGGGCGGTTGGATATGGCAAAAAATATTATGGGCGTGATTGGTGAGGGTGAGTGATGGATATCCTTGAACGGTTGCGTAATTTAAGCTGGCAAATTGAATTGGCAAAAGTACAAGCGGACAGACGTGAAGCCGCCGACGAGATTGAACGGCTGCGGGAAGATAAAGAAATGTGGGCGGACGCCACGGGGAAGGCCGCTAATGAAATTGAACGGCTGCGTAGCCTCCTTAAAAATCCAACAGAGAAAATGTTGAAAGCCGGTCGTGCTGCTAACAAGCTGGTGGCGGGTAATGCTTTGGGGATGGATTGCATAGCGCCGGATGCTGCATGGCGAGTTATGGCTGATCTTGTTTTGGCGGGGAATGAAGAATGAAAAACGCAATTTTAAGTTCGGCGCTAATAGCAGTCAGCTACTGGATCGCCAACGTAGCACCGACTGAAGGCCCACTCGCGGTATGGTCGTTTGTCGCTTCGTTTTGTTCGGGGATATGCGGGGGCTTTGTCGCTTTTATCGCGTGGGTGGAGTGGAATGATTGATATCCTTAAACGGTTAGCACAATGGGCAGAAAACGATATGAAAGCAGAGGCCATCGCTCTGGAAGCTAAATACGAGATTGAACGATTGCGGAAACAAAACCAAACCATGGCGTTAGATCACCTCGCGTCCGAAAGTGAATGGTGGTATTTGTATGGCGATAAAGTCAAAGAAATTGAACGGCTGCGGGAAGCGTTGCGTTCACTTATTGCGGCTTGTGACTCCGGTAAACATGTTCCAATTTTCGGCGTATCAGGCATAACACATGAAGCAATGTTAAAAAACGGGGTAATAAACCGCGTCCCCGCATGGCCTGTTGAAGAAGCCCGTGCCGCATTGAAGGAGGGTGAGTGATGGATATTGTTAAACGGTTGCGCCATGAAGATTGTTGTGATGCTGTGTATTGCAATTGTGATGAATCTGCTGATGAAATTGAACGGTTGCGGGGAATTTGTAAGGAACTCTTACAACATGCGGAATACCTGCTTTCTGAAACAGAAAAGGCAAAAGAAAAAGATGTCATTTTGTTGCAGAAACGCATTCTCCGCGCCCGTGCCGCACTGAAGGATGGTGAGTGATGACAATTTACTGGTCGAATGACGAAAGAGAGATCGTGTTGGATATGTGGCAGAAAGGGAAAACTGCCTCTGTCATAGCTGAAACGTTAGGCCAAGGTCGAACACGAAACAGTGTGCTTGGTTATCTTTTCAGGCTTCGCAAGGATCATCCTGAACTGGAAAAGAAAACTTCCCGATCTACAGAGCGTAAACCTGCGAAAGCCAAAACCTCAAAAGTAAAACGGCCTAAAATGGTCAAGGTTGTTAGAGAGCCTTTGCCAATGGTTAACGCTTACACGCCAATAGTTGAGGAAGATGCACCAGAAGGAGGCATCCCGTATTTTGAAACGAAACGCTTCCTTCACTGCTCATATATCCTGAATACGTCTCGCGATGCTCACAAAATCAAATGCTGTGGTGGCAAGCCATTCAAAAATTCGTCATGGTGTCACAAGCATTACCACGAAGTTTTTATAGAACGTACTTCCCACGGAAAACAGGCCGACCATTTACCGACTGGCAAAGCTCCGGTGGCATCAGTATTCCTTCTTCGTCAAATGTGAGAACGGCAAAACCTGTGTGGGCGCGCGATGGTGCGCCTTCATGGTACTGGAAGCACTTATGATCTGGATCGCCAAGCATGCCTGTTTCTACGCCCCAGTGCGTCCCCTTGCGGTTTCTGATAGCCGTCACCTGCTGGGCGTGGGTATGATTGGTCACTGTGGTGATCGCCGCGTTTAGAGCGTTGTTATACGCCGCATGAATACCGCCCCTAAACCGATGCCGCACTTCGACGCTTTCGTTTATCGTATAGGCGTAGCAAAATTCCCAAAATGGGAAACGATCCGACAGTCGGCCAATGTAATCATCCAATTCATTAGCTTGATTCGCTAGATAATTATCGACTCGGATGTCATGGTTTCCGATGGTGAAGATGCGTCTTTTGGCTGCGGGTAATAGCGACATCCATTCCATTGCAGCTTCGATTTCAGCCGACACTTTGGGTGCAGCAGACTTAAGAGTCGCGCCATGTCGAGATACTCTCGCCCCGTCAATGATGTCGCCATTTAGAATAATTGTGTCGGGTTTAAGCATCTTTGCCGTTTTGACAAAAGCTTTCATCATTACACTGTTAGTATTTGGCCAGATGTGGGCATCTCCGCCAATTAAAACGCAATCTTCTTTAACTTCACCAGTAAGCATTTGTGGGTAAAGCCATTGCTGTACTTCGACGTTAATCTTTCCGCTTTCATAATCATTAATAATTTCGGGATAATTTTTTCTTGCCGTGTTTAGCCTACTTTGCAATGTCGATGTTGGTATTTTCAGAATCATGGATGCTGCTACCAAACTCTTATTGGCGCGGTAAAAAGCTCTCACACAATCAGTCAGCAATTCTTTTGATATTGGGGCAGGTGGCATAAACAACTCCTTTTGACTTTCGGCACAAAATACATAAAAACCAATTTATTGCAACCACGTCACAAAAATAGGTTTACTGACATGACCGCAGAGGAATTTACGGCTTTTGTTACTTACGTCAAAGAGGAGTTCGGGGCGTGGGAATATCAACTTGCAAAGGCAATGGGCGTCCATAGAACGTCCATTGCAAAGTGGCAAAAGACTGGATCGCCAGCTTACATTGATCTGGCGGCGGCGGCTGTTATCGCTGGGTTAGACCCTTGGCGTCCATCAGTCGAACATCTGCCCAATCCGAGTTTACGAGTTCAGGGATAGCCACCTCGACCTCCAGCTTGTCCTGCACGACTAACCGCTGGGCGAGGGTGTAAGCTGCCTTATGCCCCGTAAACGACGAATCGTTATCGCCAAAGATCGTCACCTTTCTGACCGTGTGTGGCGGTTTCCATTTGGCTAGATTCTGGGCGTTAATAGCTGACCAGACGGGTATGCGGTTCATTGCAGATGCCGCAATTGCCGTTTCAATGCCCTCCGCAATCCCCATGTGGAAATCGGATGGGCTGAGCCTGATGGCGCATCCGTCTGGAATTTGCCCTGCCCCGACACGCTTGGCTGGGTTGACCTTCGCCTTGTGGCCGTCATTCGTCAGATAGGTGATGTGGACGTTGTGAGCCAAATTATCATGGCCAACAACCTGAGCCACCATTGCCGGAAAACTCTTCTTCGCCTCTGGATGCCAAAGCAGGTTATCGCCCCGATATTCTCTGATCGATTTAGAGAGCCATACAAGCCCAAGACGCTCCTTCATGTAGGTTGCTACCGGACCGTCCCTTGAAGGCGGCTGTGCTGCCTCCCAAATTGATTTAACGATGCTTCTCTGGCGCAACCTATCTGTCTGGTCTGTCCCGATGGAAAGTTTCTTGCCAGTGATGCTGCTGATCGTGTTGCAGATCGTCGCAAAGCTTTTTCCGGTCGTCAGTTGAGCCAGTCGGAAACCATCACCCGCACCACACGAGTTGCAGATGAACGTTCCTCGCCCCTCTTTGTCGTCCCAACGAAAGCGATCCTTTCCGCCGCAGATCGGGCAAGAGCCATGCTTGTTGACCAAAAAACGGGAATCGACCCCAAGCTGGGGCAGGATTTCAAGCCACTGCCCGCGAGCCAAATCTTCAGGCCGCGCGAATATTTTGGTTGGATTTTGCATATTTTTCCTTTGATTTTGCTTTTACGATGTTGCGGTGTTTGATCCAGCTTAGCGTTGCCGCCGATGGGGCGAGGGCAACACCCTTAAACGAGTTGGCAGGTCCAACGCCAAATTTATCCTTGTACGCCCAATAAGCCCACCCGTCTTTGAATCCACGAGTAATCGCGTAACCTCGCAATTCTGAATAAAAGGTTTCCTTTTCCTTCGTGGTGTAAGCAGGTGTTTGGGTTTTTCCATCTCGTGAAAGCTCGCTGAGGACACCTGTAGCACTTTCAACCTTGCTAACAGCCTCAGCCTTGAAACCACATGCAGGGCATTGCTGCGAACGCGGTGGTTTGACAAAAGCGCACGATGGGCAAGCTTTGGGAAGGGCGATCTTTTTTTCACGTTCTGCCGTTCCTTTTCCTTTTCCGTCATCAAGTTTGTCGTAGGCAATGTCCGTGACAAAGCCCAAACGCAATGTCGTATCGCTATGGTCAAGAATCAAGCAATTTTCTTTGCCCTCGGCGGTACGAAGCCCACGCCCGATCATCTGCGTGTACAAAATTTCCGATTTGGTTGGTCTGGCAAGGATAATACACCGGACATCCCAGTCAACGCCTGTGGTTAGTACTCCCACGTTGCAGACGATGCGCAAGTCACCATTGGCGAATTGCTTGGCGATTGACGCCCGTTCCAACATATCGGTGTACGCATCCATGTAACCTGTTGGAACTCCGGCCTCCAGAAAAAGCGTCTGGATGTGCTTGGCATGCGCCCGATCTACCGCGAAGCAAATCGTCGGCCTGTTCTCGCCACGTTCGAGCCACGTCGAAATGATATCGGCAACCAACTGGGTCTTGTCCATTGCCTTGCCGAGTTGTTTCTTGTTGTAGTCACCCGCCACCAAGGCCACGTTCGACAGGTCTGGGTGGGATGGGGCAAAGACCCTGAAGTCCGACAGATGGCCAAGGTCGATCAGATTTTGCGTTGTCGTGCCAATGATCAAATCATCGTACAGGCGAGCCATGCCCTTCGCCCAAGGTGTCGCAGTCAATCCGACCACCGGAACATTTGCCCACTCTGGGCTATTGAACCAATCATCGTAAAATTTGAACATGACGTGGCACTCGTCCACAATCACCAGATCGGCTT